CTAGTTTTATTGATAAGAGAATGGTCTATTTTCATACATTTTTAGAGTTTGAAATAATCCGGGAGGGGGTGGGTCCCTTCGCCTTTACCCCCGTGTTGGTTGTATAAAATCTCCCCCTACCCCCAGAGAAAAATAAATCAAAACCCAGAGAAAAATAAATCAAAACCCAGAGAAAAATAAATCAAAACCCAGAGAAAAATAAATCACGATACGCTTCCTACCTCCCAATAAAAATAAATCACAATCGTATTAAAAATAAATTAAAGACATCAAAGCTCTATCAATATAATTTCTAATTTTAAAAAAGTTCAAAAAAATTTTCCCCTAAAAAATTCACTACTCAGAAAAAGGTGTGGTATGATTTTGTTAATGAAAAGACCCATGACAGGTTCGACTCCTAAACAGTATGCTTATGCAGCGATGAAATTAACTGGACAAGGAGGTTCCAAGAAAGAGATAGCTCGCAAGGCTGGCTTTTCTCATTCCGTAGCAAAAAATGCTAAGTATAAAATTGAGGAGACTGAAGGCTACCAAAATGCTGTTATTGTACTGGCTACTGAAAGTAATAACTTATTGATGGCTATTCTTGCTGAATTTAAAGCTCGAGGAATGAAGAACTTCTCAAACTCAGATTTAATTAGCTCACTTAATGCCATGACGAAAGCTTGGGATAAGATTGAAACGAAGCGTGCTACCGCTAAAATGAAAACCGAAGACGGAAATCCTTTGCGTGCTGTGTTTACTAAACGAGTCGAGACTCAGACTGTTCGGTTTGAGAATAAGGAGGTGGAGAAGGAGAAGGAGAATATTCGGGAAGCGGATATTATTGAACCAGAGAGTCCTCTTAAGGGGATTGATTTAGATTTCTAAAATGGCTAAATACAACATACAGTTTCAGAAAGAACACAACGCTAGTATCGTTGCTCAGCTTATCGCCGACCCAGACTTAATTGGAAACAAACGGTGGCGGATGGATAATTTGTACTGGATTATTACTAAGGACGTTGAAAGTCCTAAAGCTTTGTTCTGTATGAATCGAGCTCAAAGGCACTTCTTTGAAAATTACTTAAATCCAGACGATCCCAGTCGAAGGTACTACCGGCATATTATTGTAAAATCGAGACAGCTCGGGTTTACTACTTTTATTGACCTGTGGATTTTGGATGAGGTTTTGTTTAATACTAACCGAGAAGGACTGGTTATTGCTCACACCTTGGGTGACGCGACAGAAATTTTCGACCGTAAGGTTGACTACGCGATTCGGAATATGAACGAGGAAGTGAAGGGGGCTTCTTTTAAGTTGGTGCGAAACTCAGCGAAGAAAATTCAGGTGGTTATTGATTACGGTCCAGAGATGGGTTCTACTAGTTCGATTCAGGTGTCAAACTCCGGTCGGTCGGGAACTTACTTCTACGTGCACATCTCTGAGTTTGCGAAGCTTTGTTTGGCTTACCCGAAACGAGCAGCGGAAGTTGAGACAGGAACCTTCCCGGCGGTTCCGTTTGACGGCTCTATTTTTATTGAGTCCACAGCGGAAGGAATGGCCGGTCGTTTTTATGAAATATTTAATGAAGCATGGCCCTCGAGAGATAAAATTACGCCGATGAAATCTCGAGTGATGTTCAAGCCTCATTTTTATAACTGGCAGTACGACGATACTGAGATGGCTAAGATTACGGAAATTATTCCCGTTGCTGAAATGGAAATGGGAGAGATTGATTTTGCTGAGTACCAGAAAGACCACAATTTAAGTGATGTAGAAATTACTTATTACTACATGAAGTGGTTACAGGCTGGAGGTAAAAACTCAACTGATGCAGTTAATAAACTGAAGCAAGAATTTCCTACTACAGTTGAAGAAGCTTTCCTTTCTACCGGACAAGCGTATTTCCCAACGGCTAAAGTATTTGCGATGATGCAGAAAGTTGTTAACGGGACCCGTGGAGAGCTGACTCGAGATGAAACTGGAGAAGTTAAATTTCAAGAATTTTCTGCTGGGAATTTTGAAGTTATTGAAAAACCAATCAGGGGAATGAGGTATGTAATCGGGGGTGACACAGCTGAAGGTTTAGCTCACGGGGACAGTCAGTGTTTGTACGTACTGAAACATTCAACGGAAGAATGTGTGGCTGTTTATAAATCGAAAGTACCTCCGGATGAATTTATTACTGAAGCGTATAATGTGGGAAAGTATTACAACTGGGCGCTGCTTGGAATTGAGTCTAACAAAGACGGACTTTGGGTTAATGATGGTTTAGACAAGCTCGGGTATGTGAATCTCTACTACCGGAAATCTTTTGATGACATCACTAAAAACATCACAAAGTTCTTTGGTTGGAAGACGACCTCAGCGACTAGGCCATTTGCTCTTGCTGCACTCAAAGCTATTTTCTTAAAAAAAGAAGGCGGTTTCCCACTAGCTATTTTAACCGAGATGATTACTTTTTTGCGGAACATGAAGGGGCGACCAGAAGCACTGGCTGGTAAAAACGATGACGTGGTTATGTCCGCATCGATTGCCTATGCCATTCTTCAAGAAATTGGTACATACGTAGCGGTCTCAAGTGAAAGCGAGGGTTTTTCCTACGCCAAAGCAATTTTTGGGGAAAGTCAGAATCAAGATCGGTCCCAAATTCACTCACAACAACAATCGGCTTCTTCGGGAGTGAGGGAGTTATAATGTTTTTATGTCTCGTCGATGTAAAAGCCTCCATCACAATCTCCAACCTGGAGAAAACATCGTATTCCACAGCGAACACAGGTCCCCTCGCAATCGAGGAATGAATAAAGTCAGAGTACTTCTTAAACACAAAAAATCTGATCGTAGGAATTGGAAGAATGAAGCGAGAAATGGAATATACTTCTTGGCTCTTGAAAGAAAAAGGAAATAGGTGATATATTTATTCGAGTTGTGGGCTTGTCTTAATCTTTAAAAAACTTTATTATTACCAATATGTATAAAAACACCGATTCATCTGAAGAATTAAAATCTTTAGGTGAAGAGAGTACCTCTGGCTCAAGTGGGAAGAAAAATGTGTCCGATAAAGACAAAGCTTCTTATATTTTCGTTGAAGATAAGAAGAAATTGATGAAAGAATCTCAATATCGAAAGAGATTCGATGAACTTTCCAAGGAAATTGAAGCCAATATCATTAACACAACAGTTTCTTACGGTAAAAAGGTTTACGAAGAGACAGGTTGGGGATCGATGGTTTTTTATAACAAGATGTCTAACGGAGCTTACGACATTAATGTCTATCCACAAAAGATAAATGGTCAAAACGACAACAAATCTGGAGTGCCAGTATCTCAAGAGCCAATTGCTCTCTCTAAAATTCTAATTGCCACATCGGTTCTTGCTGGGAAAGTCCCTGATTGTGAAGTTATCGGTGACGACAAGATTTATAATAAGGCCGCTTACGAACTTTGGAAGCGTACATGGACACTGACTGGAGGTAATGGTCAGAATACTTTAGAGCGAACATATCAAAACCTATTCACTTACGGATGGGCTGCTTGGCGTACTTACCCAAGACGAGTTTCAGTCAAACGAAAAGGAATCGACAAGATTCTATTTGACGATATTTACAGGGAACCAATGGACCCAGCTCGTACTTGGTTTGGTATTGGTCAGAATGTTGGTGACTACTGGTCACAATTCGAGGTGTATTACGAAAAAGACATTCTCAAGGATGAACTGTTTAAACTAGTTCCAGAAACTGAGAGCTTTAAGGCTAGGAAGAATTTTCTTGAAAAATGCTCATCTTCTGAAGAGTCAAAAGATGAAAACCAGACATTGTCTCAGAACTCATACACTATTGGTTATTACGAAAACGTAATGCTTAATCGATACGTGGTGAAGTGTGGAAAATATATTATTTACGATGGAGAACTTCCAAACGACGACAGTCACGGGTCAATTATGGTTGTTCGTTGTTTCGTTAAAAATATTCTAGACCCACATGGAGTTGGTTTGTACGAAATGATGCGTGGAAACACTGCTTTGTTTACTTACATCAACTCACTCAATGCTCAACAGGTTGAAGCAGAAATTTTCCCATTACTTTTTGGTCCACAAGTTCAAAACGGAACTAATACTTACCGACGTTCTCCGAATGTCATTAACCCAAAAAATCCCGGTAGTTCAATCGATGTCGTAAAGACTTCTGGAAACGTGCAGCAAGGTATTGCTTTTGGTCGAGACCAAAAAGTAGCTATCGAGGAAAATACTGGAGTTAACAATATTGTTGCTGGTCAAAATGCTGAATCAACACTCGGTTCAACGGTTATTATGAAGGAAGCAGCTCTCAACAGACTGACTCCTCCGAAAAACTCGATGATGAACGCATTGCAGACAGATGCTCATATTGCGTTGTCTTGGATTGAACAGACTTACCCAGTGGACAAGGTCTTTATGATTGACAGTGACGAAAGTGTAGCTGAATTTGCAAAGCAAAATCCTGATTACTTTGTTGAAAGTCAGGAAGTTACAGGTGATGATAACGAGACAATCGTTGGTCACGTAGTAACGGCCTCACGAAATCTACGAATGAACTTTGACTTTACTCCCGAAGGAGAACTGCTTGAGGACGTACCTACCAGAACGATTTCTGCCCGTGGCTTGTTTAGTGAGATGCGAGAGCATGGTCACAAGAAAACTTACATCGAGTTTCTTATTGATCCGGATTCAATGCTTGTTCCTTCAATGGAAATCCAGAAGCAAAATTATATGGCGATTTCTCCCCTCATTACAAATCAGATTAATTTAATTTTTGATATTCGTGGACGAGACCCAGAAGCTGCTGCTTCTCAACTAAAGGCATTTGAACGGATGTTGAAAATTCAAAAAGAAAATGTTTTCGATTATATTTCAAAATCTATATACGATCAGATTATTGCATTACAGCCTTCTGAAATACCTCCACCTTCAACTGAAGAACCAATCGATAAGACTAAACTCTACAAAGATGCACCGGCTGATGTGCAACGATCGATTGAAGAAGCTGCTGGATTACAGCCGTCTGAAAGTGACATGCTTCCTCCACAAACTCCAGGAACGATTCCTCCAGTAAAAAGAGTAAATCCAGAAGCTGGTGTTCCGGGACAATCAGACAATCCTAATCTTGGACAACCATTAAGTCCTGGTAATATTCCTCGACCACAATCCCCAATGGGAGCAGCTAACGATGCCAGTATGGGTCGAGCTGCTGCTGGTCCTGGTGGGTTCTTCCCAAGTTAATATAAAAATATGCCAGATTCACAATCAATAACTCAACAGAAGATTGCTTTTGCTCAAAGCGAGCATGTTGCAATTGTAATTTCAATTTTAAAGGAGTGTTCACGACAGACAAAACTCGTTGGTGAGACTGAATACGCAACAGTAGTAAATGCCGTAACTATGGACGCTCAAGGTGACATGATTCTTAAATTTATAAACAGTGTAGATTTTATTAAAAAAGGACTTATAAACGAACAGCCACAATGAAAAAAGCTACCGAACTAAAAAAAGAAAATTTTACTCTTCAAGTCAATTACAGTGAAGAGGCTATTGAGAAAAAATTGATGAGGTTCGAAACTAGGTCAGGCGATGTGTTTACAATCAGTGCTGAGGAAATGTCTACTATCTTAATTGGTCAAGTTAACTCAGAGCTCGTTGCTGCGACATTCGTAGAATCAGAACGAGTTGATGTTGTGGAAGTCGAACGACAACTTGCTGTAAGACTGGACAGAGATTTTAAAAAAGGAGAAGAGATACGACTCACTTACGTTCACCCTTACCCAGTAGAGTTTGCTCTTATTGAAGAAGCAGCAAAGATTGCTAAAATTCGTCGAGACGTTCCAGCTCTCAGATTAACGAACGAGTATATCAACGATGTACGTAAAAAAATTACTCCAGCTCAACATCGCTTTGTTGACTCATTCTATAAATTTTTTAAAGGACTATTCTCAAACAAACGAGTCGCTGGCAACCCTTAGGAGTTACTTGCGGCTTTATAACAATAAGAACCCCTTGGTGAAGGGATATATCACCATAAACGTATATGTCATTAGCGACAAAAAAGACGAAGGCAGAAAAGCTTGGAATCATCTTAGAAGAAGGTGTTACCGAGGTGCAGATTGATGAGTTAATTGAGACAAAACAAAATTTTCTTAATCAAACAAAAAAAGAAGATGAAATAAGAGTTAAGGAAATCGCAGACGCAAAAAAGAAGTCTGAGAAAAACGCTTTAGTTCTGCGTGACGTTGACGGAGACGATGTTGATCAGGCTGAATATTTCTTCGCTCGAACAGAGGAAGAAGTTATTGATAAAATCACTCATAAAGTATCGACCAGAACAGCTCCGACTTATTTCAATGCTATCTGCGGTCTTCCAGTTGAGCGAGAGGAATTACTCGAGGCGTTCAAGTTACATTTTCCAACTCGTAAGGGATTTCTTTTTTACAAATTGAGAGATAAG